AATTGAATTTGGGAAATCTGTAATTTGATTTGAGTAACCATATATCCAATTAGTCCACAGATCAAATATACTTTTGATCCTTGAATCAGAATCCATCATAAAAGAAAGTTCCATTTCACTGAACACTGCACCATAAGCATACTTTAAATTTGGGGTGTTAGTAATTCTATAATCACCAGTAGAAATTTGAAGTCCAGGAATACTAGCTTCATCAGTATATATTCTAAGTAAATTCTTAGATGGTTGTAAGTCAAACTCGTCATCTCTTGAGAGTTGTCTAACTAGTTTTGGGTTACCCTCCAGTTCAATAATAACATCATAGAAGTTACTAGCACTGTAACCAGATCTTTTAAATTGTTCTTTAAATGTCGAATAGTTCGACATTGGCGTTGCGCCAGATATTCTACTCATTGAGAAGTTTCTCCCCAGACTGCTGATTTACTATATTGTTGATACATATTATTCTTTCTAGTAACAAAACTTTCAATAGGAAGAAAGATTGATGTTTTATAATCTTCTCTATTTATTTTATAAAGAGGTGTTTCTAGTCCCGCTACAACATAATGGTGATAACATTGTTTAGGAAATTTAGCTCTACCATTTTCTAATCCTAGTATTACATTCATCCTAGACCTATGTCTTAGGTAATGTAAGTTAGCACCAAAAAATTTTGTACCTGTACTTAGAACATAAACGAGTGGAAACTCATCATAGAATTTCAACTTTGCAGCATATGTTGCCTTATATTCAAACATATAAAGTTCACCTGGAGTCGGTATCATAGACTCCTCCATCTCAGACATATCTGAATACAGATCACCTGATTGAAATTTCATTCTTACTGCATCACGATACCAAGAATATGATCTCGGTTCATTACCAGCTAGTTCTTTTATCTCTTGAAAGATACTCATACTTTGAGTTCGTCTTCTGTGATTAACATAAATTTATAATTCCTATCATCGCAAAATTCTTTTGCCGCTGTCCATTTAGCTTGGTTTTTGGCATACTCAGTAACTTCATAGATATATTTTTTAGTCATCCTCTTTTGAACCTTAGGTTCTCTAGTCTGTTTCTTTGGTTTAACTTCAATCAAATACTTCTGAATGTTTCCATTAACATCCTTAACCTTTATATAAAAGTCAACAAAGTATCTATGTATCTTATTGTCAAGTGGTGATCTATAAGGAATAATAATCTCTTCACTACCCCACTCAAGTATACTAGGATTACCATCACAGTACTTCATGAATTTTAATTCCCATGAAGATCTATAAATAATATTACGGTAGTCCCCTCTATACTTGGCAGAATTTTTAGGAATGTATTTTCCCTTCAAAGTGTTCATATATAGCTATAGGAATAATCATAGAAATATTTATGACCGCAGCAAGTAAAAGTTATAAGAATGATGTAGTAAGCGGTGATCTATATTGGCCGGCTAATATAGCCGACACATTCGACTATCTAGAATTAGAGATGATACAATTTGAAGAAAGAAGTATAAGAAGATTTACACCGAGTACTCAAGTTCAGTCTAATACTACACCACAAGAAACAGCAAGTGGTGGATCATCTACACCAGTAAAACCTCAAGCAGATTTTTTCAGTAGTAAAGCAACTACTACATCATCGACTGGTAAAATATTATTACCAATACCAGATAATATTTCTTATACAGATGGTCCACAATGGTCAGATCAATCAGTTGGAGCACTAGGAAGATTTGGTGCTGAAGCAATCAACAATGCAATTGGTGGTGATACTGAAAATGTAACAGATGCAATCCAACTTGCTGCCCAAGCAGGAAAGATAGGAATGATTAAAAACATGTTGAATAAAATTGGTGTTGACCCAAATGCATTATCGCAAAATGTTGCTGGTAAAATTGCTAATCCATATATGCAGCAAGTATTTCAGGGAGTTGGATTGAGACAGTTTGATTTTAATTGGAAACTTGTTCCTAGAAATGAGAGAGAACAAAAATCAATTAAAAGAATAATAAGAGTGCTTCGTGCAAATGTAATGCCAGGATTTTCTAATTTTTTCCTTAGTGATCAAAATGTTGGTGGAATAGTTGATGTACTTTCTCCAGATTTAGTTGTAAAAAAAGGTGATAACGAGACTGCACTTGGAGGAGAGAGTAGTCAAAATACAGAAAGATGGTTAACTGTCCCAAATATTTTTAACTTAAAATGGAAATGTCAAGGTAGTGAAATAGAATCTCTACCAAGATTGAAACAATGTGTATGTAAAAATATTTCAGTACAATATACACCAGATGGCGTATGGGCAACTAGAATGTCTAATGGAAAACCTCAACCAATTGCATATAATTTAACGATGTCATTTGGTGAAATGTCTATTATCACAAATCAAGATGTTTTCAATGGAGGTTTCTAATGTTATTTGATTCAACACCAAATTTTTTATATCCAGACTTTAAAATAGCTGGTAAATTTAAACTATCTAAAAATTTATTTCGTAGAGTAAGATCAAGAGATAGTTTCAATGCAGTATACGCTTCTTCTAAACAATATACAATTTTACCTGGAGAAAGACCGGACTCTTTATCATTTAAAGCTTATAAAGATCCAAGATTTTTCTGGACAATTTTATTATTGAACAATATAACAAACATGAATACAGAGTGGCCTTTAGATGGTGATGAACTAGATACTTTTATACTAAACAAATATGGTACTGAGTCTGATGACCCAAGACACTGGGAGACCAATGATGTAAAAGATAGTTTTGGAAATATTGTTTTAGAAGGTGGTAACGTAATTGAATTGTTTACCAACAGTACTCAACAGAATACTGGCGGATATTTTCCAAAGATTTTTAATTCAGAAACTAATACATATGATCAATGGTCTTTTACATACATAGATTATGCAGAGTATGATTCTAACGGTACAATAATTGAAAATTCAATAATTACTAAAACTGTTACTGCCTCACAAAATCTAACAAAAGTTACTAATAGAGAATATGAATATGAATTAAATGAATTGAAAAAAATAATCTATCTTCCAACCAGAATAGGTGCCAAAATTATGGAATCTGAAATTGAATCTCTATTAGCTTACGATACTCAATATAAAATAACTGACGACGGATATAGAATTTCTGAACCAGTATAAAAAAAGGGGGTCCTAAGACCCCCTTCTTATTAGTCATCAAACTCAGCAAGGTTTGCGAAGAAACTCAGTGCATCATCATCGTCAGTTGATTCGCGAGGTTTAACTTCTTCACGAACTGGTTCCGGCGTAGAAGGACGACTGGGAGCAGACATTGTAATGTCAGGTGAATTAAATCCACGACCCTCAGACATATCCTGAAGTTCATTCTCTTCAGTCTCCATGTCAACACGGGGTTGTTTCTTAGTGTTCAACACCGTGTTCAAACGTTTCTGAAGTTCTTCATATGTTTTGAAGTTTGATGGTTCGGTGAAAGCAACTAGAGAATTAGTCTTAGCATAAACCGCTTCTAGTTGATCATCATCAAAGTCACCAAGAGTAGATACAGATGCAAACTCAGAAGAATCATAGTTCCAATATCCTGCAACCTTCTTGATCTTCAGTTTGAAATCAGCACCTGCCCAAAAATCAAATGGATTGATTGGAGTTTCATCTTCAAACTCTGGTTGCATAGCACCGATGATCTTATCATAGATCTTCTTACCAAACTTGAACAGGAATACTTTACCTTCGTTCTCAGGATGGAGAGGATCACGGACAACATAGATGTTGCTGTAGTAGGACAGTTTACGTTTCTGTTTACGTGCGATTTCTTTATCTGAATCACGACCACTGTTCCACAGTTCACGATTCATTTCACCAACAGGATCAGACTTGTTAATCGTAGTCAACGAGTTCTCGATATACCATCCACCTGGACCTTGGAATGCATGACTAAACAACTTAGCCCATGGAAGATCTTCTCCATCAGGTGCGGGTAGGAATCTAATAACTGCATAACCGTTACTAGACTTATCCAGTTCTGGTTTCCAGAAACGATCATCATTAGATGAACTTTGTTGACTACTAGCAACCTTCTCAAGTTCGCGAGTCAGTTTCTCAAATGATGAGTTAGAATTTTTTTTGAGTGCAGCAAATGACATGTGTGTTCTCCGTATTTGTACGTATTTGGCCTTTGTGGTTCGACCACCTAGCTATTATACCAGATGGGCGGGGGTTAGTCAAGGTCTATTGACTCCTTCATCCTCTCAATATCAGATTTCATTCTGCGAAAGGAATCAGTGACATCTGTCTCACCCTTTACAGCTACTAGCGGAAAGGATAATTTTAAAAAGTTTACAAATTCTTGTGCATCTTCTTCGCTAGAATATTTAGCGCGAAAATAAATCATCTCTTGTAATTCAATCATACGAGATACTTTAACTAAGTATTGATTGAGTCCCTCTGGAGTTTTAAATTTTGCAGATCCCATGAGGTCTATAATGTCCTCATAAATTTGCATCATTTCTGCAGCTTCAGAACGAACTATTTCATTGTCGAAGAATTGCATAACTTTAACAGAATACCTTTATATTTAGACTTGTCCACTGACAGGAAAGGTTCGTATTTTACTACTTTCTTTTTGATATCCGGCCAAACAATGGGATCAGCAATACTAGAAGTAAAATATGGAACATAGTTAACCAAGGTGTTTAAAATGACCATGGTCTCTATACAAACATTACCCGATAAATGTTCTCTTAATATAATCGGATGTTTGCCATCATGGATTTTGAACAGATCATCTAAACTATCATTATCATCAAGTAAAGATTCTAGTTCTTGTTTAAAATTGAATGACATACTCTGGATCTTATTTTTCCATCCAGCGTATGTCTTTGATTTGTGTATAGAGATATTACCTATCCAGGTATTTTCGTTTTCTATAAAGTGACTTACAAAAAACTCTATAATCTCTTCTCTATTAAATTTTGTACCTAGTTTTTTAAAGAAATATCTATCATTTCTTTTTTCAAATGAAGACAGGCTTGCTCTAGACTTACCATTGAATGTAAAGAAGTTATATTTATCTTTGGTGAAATGTAGTTTTAGAGCAAGGTATATCTTATAAACCTCGTACCCATCCATATCAAATAGGGAGTTTTGCCCTAGAAGATTTTTTCATAAATGATAACCGTTGGGCATCATACTTAAGTTTTTCTTTCAATGTCTTGGACAGTAACTTTGATACTGATTCAAACTCAATCGAATTCTCTTCGCAAAAAGTAAGAATAGCTTCAATGTAATTTAATTGTCCATTACTAGACTTTACAATGTTCTCGATCTCCATAGAAAACTTACTCGAAGTCATGAATTTTTCTTCAAGAACTTCGTTGATAGCTTCTTTACTTTTATTCATGAGCAAGCTTCCACTCTCGTATATACTGAGTAAGTTTTCTAATGTATTCTCTTTTGTGATACTTTTCATAGACG